GGTGCAGACCGCGTACGACCGGCTCTTTGAGTTCGCCCTCCGTTCCCAGCCTCTTTTCCGCCAGGTGTGCGACAAGCGCCCGGCACAGCAGACGGCCCCTGGCGGCTCCATCGTTCTGGAGCGCTTCGTGGACCTGTCCACCGCGACCTCGACTCTGTCGGAGGACGTGGACCCGGACTCGGTCGCCCTGGGCAACCCGACCACCACTACGGTCACCCTCAACGAGTACGGCAACCCCGTCCTCAGGACGCGCAAGCTGTACCTGTTCAGCCTCACCGACGTCGACCCGGCGATTGCCAACGTGGTCGCGTACAACATGGCTGACTCGGTTGACTCCCTGGTGCAGACCACCCTTCGCGGCGGATCGAACCTGATCCAGAAGCAGGGCGGCACGATCACCTACGTCACCAACGCCACCGTCTCCACCGGCGCGACCTCGCTGGTGTCGACCGACACCCTGTCCTCGCCGATGGTCCGGCAGGCCGTGGTGCGTCTGCGCGCCAACAAGGCGGTTCCTCGGAAGGGGAGCCTCTACTGGGCCGCGATCCACCCGGAGGTCTCGTACGACCTGCGGTCGGAGACCGGCGCTGCCGCCTGGCGCGACCCGCACAACTACAGCGCCGCTGGCAACATTTGGGCAGGCGAAATCGGGAGCTACGAGGGCGCGTACTACATCGAGAGCCCCCGCTGCTACCAGGCCGTTGACGCCGGTTCCGGCGGCAACACCGTTCGTCGCTTCCGGACCTACTTCGCTGGCCAGCAGGCCCTTGTGGAGGCCGTGGCCGACGAGTTCCACCTGGTTGCCGGTCCGATCACCGACAAGCTGATGCGCTTCCGGCCGCTGGGCTGGTACGGCGTGGCGGGCTGGGCGATCTACCGCCAGGAGGCCCTGGTCCGCGTCGAGTGCACCAGCTCCATCGACAACTCGTAAGGGGGTAGCGGACATGTCTGGACTGGACGACATCTCGTACACCACCGTGACGGTCACTGCGACCCCCTACACGGTGACCAACTCCGACTACATGGTGATCGTGAACATCAACGGCGCCAGTGTGGTGAACCTCCCGCAGGCCAGCACGGTTCCGACCGGCCGGGTCTACGTGGTGAAGCAGGTGGCCAGCGCCAGCGCCGCTGTCACGGTGAAGTCCACGACTTCCACCATCGATGGCACCGCCGGTGCCACCGGCGTGCTGGTGAAGGCATCCAACGCCAACGGTGCCATGCAGTTCCTCAGCGACGGCACCAACTGGCAGATCATCGGCGCTCAGTAGCCGATGTCCACCTGGACGTTCCGGACTCCCACGGTCCAGGAGGGGCTGCTTGCCTGGGGGAACGATCCCCTGCTCATGCGGCTTCACCTGGACCAGGGGATCACCATCCTCAACAACTCCGGGACGTACTCAGCGGTCCGGTTCCCCACGCAGGACGAGCTGGCGGCGGCCACCGTCTACTACATGGGCGGCCACGAGTACGTGGTGGATGACGCCACGAAGGCCGCCCTTGAGGCGGCCAACGTGGGTGTCAGTGACAGCAACTTCACCCTGATCTCTTAGGAGGGACCTGATGGGTATCCAGAAGGACCCGCTTCGGGCCCCGGCGATCTCCCAGGGTTCGGCCAACCCGTACCTCCCTGCTGGCTACGAGCCCACCGGCGTGGGCGGCAACTCCTGCCTCACCAATCAGAACGAGCAGGCCGTGATCGAGGACACGTGGGAGAGCGTGCCGGTTCAGGGCCTGACGGGCGGCATGTTCGCTGAGGACGACTCCCACTGCCAGGGGGTCTACCGGCGAGGTGACGTCTGATGGCGTGCACCTCGGGATGCAAGACCAAGGACCACCGCTCCTACGCGGAATGCTTGCGGGCCAAGTCCACGGGCTCCTGGATGGTCGCCATATCCAAGGGGTTCGATCAGAACGTACAGCGCCGCTGGGACAACGAGCTGAAGGACTACGCGGCGCTGCGCAAGGAGGGCATCCAGCCGGACGGGACCACCCGGCCGAAGCTGGAGCAGGCCAAGCGGCTCTCGGACATGGTGGGCGCGGCGTACGGCCGCGACTTCAACAAGGCCACCGCGATGGAGGACATCCATGGCTGAGAACGCCGTCCGCCTGGAGGACATCAACGGCAACCAGGTCACCGTCTCTGGCGGCGCCCTGAAGGTGGACGCCTCTGCCGCCGGTGGGGGCACCTCTACCGCCAACCAGGGCACCCCGGCTGCCGTTTCCAACGCCTGGCCGATCAAGGTGACCAACGGCTCGGCGACCACGGTGGGCGTCTCTACGCCCACCTCCGGGTCGGCGGGGCTGTTCGTGTGCACCGGCATCCAGTCCTCCACCACCTCGCTGAACGCGGTCACCTCCAACAGCACGGGCAGCACGGTGGACTTCGGCTGCGCTATGCGGAACATCTCCTTCGTGGTGACCACCACCGGTTCGCCAACCGGCGGCACGGTGACCCTGGAGGTGTCGGTGGACAACACCAACTTCTTCACCACCGCCACTACGGCGACAGTGGGTTCCACCGTGTCTTCGGGCACGCTGTCCAACTGCGCCTTCCGCTATGCCCGCACGACCCTTTCCGGCCTGACGGGCGGCACCTCGCCGACTGTCACGGCGAAGGTGACGGCGAGCTGACATGGCGACCAGTTTCGACGGGCTTGTGCAGCGGTGCCGCCAGCTCCTGATGGGCTTCACCAAGACTCAGGAGTCCATGTCGGAGCTGGCCGCGAACATGGGGGCCACTGACACGACCTTCACGGTGGACGCCACGACCGTGACGAACATCGGTCGCGGCTTGGTGGAGATCGATGACGAGCTGATCCTGGTGAAAGCGTTCGACTCCACCTCGGGCACCGTGACGGTGATGGGCCTGACCAATGGCCGGGGCCGGGAGGGCACTGTGGCGGCGTCTCACAGTGCCCACGCTCTGGTCACCCAGTCCCCGGTTTTCCCCCGGGCCCGGATCAAGGAAGCGATCAACGACACGATCCGGGGCCTGTACCCGGATCTTCCCGTGTTCGGGTCCACGGAGATCACCAAGCTGGCGCCGGTGTTCGAGTACCCCCTGCCTGCCGAGGCGGCGGACGTCTGGTACGTCACCGGCCAGCTTGTGGGTCCGACCAAGATCTGGCAGCCCCTGCCCAACTGGAGGTTCAACCCCCAGGCCGACACCACCACGGGGGACTTCCCCGACGGGAAGTCCATCCAGATCTTTGACTTCGTCACCCCGGGTCGGGCCATGAAGGTGGTCTACACCAAGGAGCCGACGGTCCTGACCAACAACAGCGATGACTTCGCTGGCACCACGGGCTACCCGGAGCGGTGCGTGGACATGGTGACCTACGGGGCCGTGGGGCGCCTGCTGGGCTCCTACGAGCCAGCCCGCCTCCAGCAGACCGTTATCGAGACGGTGAACCGAGCCCAGATGGTTCCGGCTGGGGCGTCCCTCAAGGCGGCCCAGTACTTCCTGGCGCTGTACAGCCAGCGCCTGGAGGAGGAGAAGTCCCGCCTGTGGACTGAGCAGCCCTTCTACCAGACCTTCCAGGGGTCCTGATGGCTATCCTTCGGTACTACTCCTCGGTGGCCCAGCAGACCGCCCTGGCTGGCTCCATAGCCGCTGGCACCACCACCATCCAGGTGGTGGCCACCACAGGCTTCCCGACGTCCTTCCCGTACACCCTGGCCCTGGACTACGGCGGCACCGGCGAGGAGCTGGTGGATGTCACCAACGCCGCTGGTACCACCCTGACGGTCACCCGGGCCGTGGACGGGACGTCCGCTCAGTCCCACTCCATCGGTGCTGTGGTGAAGCACGTGGCCTCCGGCCGGGACTTCTCGGACTACCAGAATCATCAGAACGCCACCTCTGGCGTGCATGGCGTCACGGGGTCCGTGGTGGGCAACACGGACACCCAGACCCTGACCAACAAGACTCTCACCGCCCCGACCATCAACGCCGGGGCGGTGTCCGGCACCTTCTCGGGCACGGCTACCTGGTCCGGGGTTCAGACCCTGTCGGCCGGTGCCAACATCAATGGCACGGTCGCCCAGACGCTGGGCGCGACCAGCACTGCTGGTCTCACCGAGCAGGTGAGCGGCGACACCAACCCCCGCTTCCAGCTCAACGCCAACGGCGACCTGATGCTGGGGCCGGGCAACGCGGCCACCGACTGGAAGCTGACCCGGTCTGGCACCCGTACCGCACAGGTTCAGGGTGTCCTGTCCATCGTCAACCAGAACACGGCGGACACGCCGCTGCTGCTGACGGGCATTAACGGTCAGACGGCCACCAACATCACGGTGAAGGATGGCAGTGCCAACACCCTGATGCAGCTCACTTCGTCAGGTCGGCTGGTGCTGTCGTCGCAGTCGACCAGCGCCACCCAGTTCCAGGTGAACGCGCCCAGCGGCAACACGGGCAACCTGATGGACCTCCAGGCCAATGGAACCTCGAAGTTCACCGTGGACTCTTCGGGCAACCTCTCGGTTGCCTCGACGGGCAACATCACCACGGGCGCCTGGCCCAGCTACAGCCCGACCCTGGGGGCGGACACCACCAACCCCACATTGGGCAACGCCACGCTGGTGGGCGAGTACGCCGTCATCGGCAAGCTCTGCTTCTTCAACATCCGATTCGTCTACGGCTCGACCACCACGGCCGGAAGCGGCAACTGGCACTTCTCCCTGCCGTTCACCTCCAGCGCCTTCGCCGACCAGAACTTCTCCGGCGAGGCTTTCATCAGCGGCGGCAATAGGTACCCCATCACCGGCCTGATCCAGAACGCCCAGACCACGGTGTCCATGTTCGCCCCGACGTCCGCCACGGCCACCAACCTGGCGGCGGTGTCCAACACCGGCCTGGGCGGTGCGGCCTGGACCACCGGCAGTGAGATCCGCATCTCGGGCTGGTACGAGACCGCGTAAGGAGGCGCCGTGGCTCAGATCGTCAACCGGCTGCCGTTCGGCATCTCGGGCCGGGCGACGCCTGGGACGGCGTCCGCCCAGCTCACGGACGTGTCGTATGACTACGCCATTGGTGGGCAGCTCTTCCTGACGGCCATCAGCCAGCAGCACCCCATGCTGCGGGGCATGGCTCCGATCAAGAAGGATCAGTTCGACAACCAGCGTGAGCCGGGCGAGCAGTCCTTGACGGGGTGGTGGCTTCGGTCGCAGTCCACGTTCGTGGGCGGTGCCGGGATGACCTACCAGGACCCCGACCTGGTCTCGAACGCCAACCTTCAGAACAAGCACACGATGCAGTACGGCTCCTCGGTGGGCCTGAACCCGTGGACCGCCAACCAGCTCTCGCTGCTGCGGTCCACCACCCAGCGGATCTCGGATGTGTCCGCGAACGCGGGGATCGTGCTGGGCTGGAACGACGGCACCGACCGGTACTGGTACGCGGTCGGCAACGTCCTGAAGTCCGACACCGGGTCCGCCACCACGACCATCACGTGGGGCGGCGCCAACACGATCCGGGACCTGACCTCGGACGGCACCAGCTACTTCGCGGCCGATAACGTCGGCATCTACAAGGGCACCGGCTCCGGGGCGGGCGCCCTGGTGTGGAACACGGGCAGCACCAATGTGGTGTGCCAGTGGGCCAAGGGCCGCCTGATGGCTGGTATCGACAACAAGATCTACGAGCTGACCACCGGTGGCCCGGCTCTCCCGGCGGCCAAGTTCACCCACCTCAACAGCTCTTGGGTGTGGACCACGATCGCCGAGGGCAACGCCGCCATCTACGCGGCGGGCTACGCGGGCAACCAGTCGGCGATCTACAAGTTCACCCTGGCTTCGGACGGGTCGGTTCCAACCCTGTCCTCCGGCGGCACCATCACGTCCCAGCTCCCCGTGGGCGAGACGGTGCTGTCGATGTTCACCTACCTGGGCACCTTCGTGGGGATCGGCACGAACCGGGGCTTCCGGGTGGGGGAGATCGACGGCAACGGGGACATCTCCTACGGTCCGCTGCTGTTCGAGGTGACCGGCGGCGTCAACGCCGTGGCGGGGTACGACCGGTTCTTCTTCGTGGCGGCCTCCAACGCCATCGATGGCGGCTCCGGCCTGTACCGGGTGGACCTGTCCCGCCCCATCCAGGACAACGGCGTCTCCGGGTCGGTGCGCTTCGCTTATGCGACTGACCTTCAGGCGCACACCACGGGCACCGTGACCTCGGTGTCCAACTTCGGCACGACCAACCGGATGGTGTTCGCGGTCACCGGGTCGGGCTCCTACCTGGAGTCGGCCTCGGTGCTGGAACCCACTGGATACTTCACTACCGGCCGCATCCGGTTCTCCACCCAGGAGCCGAAGCTCTTCAAGTTCCTGACGGTGCGGACGCCAAGTTCCTACATGGGCACACTCTCGGCTTCGGTGATCGACCCCGGCGGGTCGACCACCTCCATCATCACCATCTCCCAGGGCGGCACGGCCATCATCGACAACGTGCTGCTGGCGGCGCCCAGCACGCCGGTGGAGTGGATTCAGCTCCGGCTGGACCTGGCCCGCTCGGGCAGTGACACCACCCAGGGCATGGTGGTGTACGGCTACCAGATCAAGGCCCTGCCGGGCACGCCACGCCAGCGGGTGTTCACCATCCCGCTGCTGCTGTTCGACCGGGAGTCGGACCGCCGGGGGCAGTGGACCGGCTACCCGGGCCGCACTGCGCAACGCCTGTCAGACTTCGAACAGATGGCCCAGAACGGTGACGCGGTCCAGTTCCAGGATCTGGCCCAGTCGACTAGTGCGCTGGTGGTCATCGATGACTTCGAGTTCCGCCAGGAGGCGGCGCCGGGGGACAACCAGCAGGGATACGGGGGGATCTTGACGGTCCAGCTCCGGACGATAGCGGATGTGATCGCGTCATGAGTAAGGCTTGGGAGCCGCACCCGACGGTGCGGAGCGGCAAGGAGTTGACCATCGGGGAGCGGGCGGCGGACCTGGTCCGCAACGGGATGGGGAGCTGGGCGTTCGTCTTCGTCTTCTCCGCCTTCATGACGGTGTGGATGGTCATGAACGACCATCACGGCTTCGACCCGTTCCCGTACATCCTGCTCAACCTGATGCTCAGTACCCTTGCGGCCATCCAGGGGGCGATCCTGCTGATCGCTGCGAAGCGGGCGGACACGGTGGCCGCTGAGCAGGCGCTGGCGCACTACGAAGTGTCCAAGGCGGACCTGGCCTCCGATCAGTCCACCAACGTCATCGTCCGTAAGATCGCCGCTCACCTGGGAGTGGAGGTAGAATGATCATGGAGTTTGAAGAGGTCACTCCCGAAGAAGCCTCGGAATGGCTGAAGGTGGCCCGCGAGAGCGAGGCCCGGCCTATGGCTCCCACCTATGAGGGCGTCGGCGACGATGCCTGACTGGCTCCCCCGAGACATCATCAGCCCGGCGAACCCTGAGGAACGCCGGGCTGTACGCATCGCCCAGCGCAAGCTGGGCCTCAAGCCCTCCGGCAGCATGGGCGAGGCCACCAGGGCCGCGCTGCGGGGCTGCCAGCGGTGGGCTGGGCTCCCGGTCACAGGAGACCTGGACCGGGCCACGGCGGCCTTCCTGGAGCGTTTCAGGCCGGTCGCGGAAGACGAAGGAGAACCCGAATGAAGGAGTCCACCCGGAAGGTCATTGAGTCGATCATCAGCGACATGATCGGCCTGCTTGCAGCCCTGCCCCTGATCCTCCAGTCGATCAACGTCAACACCGCAGTCGGGTGGGGAGCCGCCCTGGTCGGGGTCTCCGCTGTGGTTGTACGCCTTCTGGCCGTACCGCAGGTGCGGCGGGCGCTGGACCACCTTCTGGGAAGCGATCCGGTCGAGTAGCCTGGGAGCACCCAGCTCCGGGTGTGCACAGGGCCCCCTCCGATGGAGGGGGCCCTGCTCTTGCAGCCCACTGGGAGAGGTATCGGGACTGCTACCTCCGACTATGGCACGTCGGTGGCCGTGACGGACACCGCGCGCTGGAGGATCTTCACCGGCTTCTCCGTGACCAGGCAAGCCGTGATGTCCCCCGTGTAGGTCTGGGCCAGGGTCTGGGCCGCCGCGAGAGCAGCGGCCTGTGTGGTGAAAGGCCCGGCCAGGGTCTTCCAGTCGTCATCCTTGAGAAGGATGAACTGCCTGGGCGTCACGAGTCCCACTTCTGTTCCTCCGGCGGTATCAGCTCGGTACCTTCCGGGGCCGCCAGCGGGGTCGGGTTGACCGGCTGGCCTGGGCGCCAGCCCCTGGACTGTAGGGGTACCACAGCCGTCGGCTTCACCGCCCCCGGCGGGCGGGGTGGTTCGGGGAGCTGGGGCTTGACCAGCTCCAGAGCCCCCTCCAGGGGGACGCCATCGGCGTGGGCCACGCGCATGACGTCCCTTATCACCGACATGATCTCCTCGCCGGAGGCGCCCCGGGGAAGGTCCCAGGTGGTGCGGCGGATGCCGTTGTTGTGGACGAAGCGGAAGCCGCCTCGGACAGACTCAAGAGTCAGCATTGCGACCCACCAATACGGTCCTGACCTGCACGATGCTGGTCACCTCGTTCTCCTTGTGCCACTCGGCCCCGTGGCCGATCTCCAGAACACCGTTCACCAGGCGCACCTGGGCGTCGGGGTGCACCAGCACCTCGTACATGGTGTTGCCCACCTGGTAGGCCACGCCCAGCAGGGCAAGGCGGTCCAGGGGTACCGGCCGCTGCACGGCCGGGGGCTCCGGGTCGGCCTTGGGCCACTGGGCGTCGACCTGGGCCTTGACGTCGTCGGGGACCGGCCCGTTCTCCGCTTCGAGCTGGTCCACCAGCGCGCCCAGGCGCTGGGCCTCGTCGCACCGGTGCCGCTTATGCCAGGGCTCCCCGCAGGTCCGGCATGGGGCTACCTCCTCGACACCCTTGGGCATGTAGCCGGGACACCGGCAGTCCTCACCGTCGAGCTGTTCGTCACACTCGTCGGAGTCACCGCTGTGGGCGTCCTCCGCGTGGTCGCACAGCTCGCAGTCTGGGAACTGGGCAGACAAGGGAGGGGTCACGTTGGTGAAGGCATCGCAGGCGCAGACGAAGGGCACCATGTAGGGCACCCTCTCGCCCATGGTCAGGTGGCACTGACCCAGGGCACCATACTCATCGGTGTGGCTGCCTTCGTCATGGCCACAGTCGGTGCACTTACTCGTCTTCTCGCTTGAGGAGTCGGAGGAGTCCATCCTTGCCTTCCCTTGCATAGACCTTGTTGGAGTCGTCGCCACGCTCGAAATGCAGGCGACGGGCACGCACCTCCTTCGCAAGGAAGGAAGCCATCTTGCCGCCCGCCTCGTCGGGGTCGGCGGCGGTGTACACCTCCTGGAAGT